CTCAGGGCATTCCTCCCCTCACGGGGTAGGCACACCGACGCATCGATGCAGGGTTCACTACAGGACTCAGCAACGCCGTAGTGTTGGGATGCGGTTCCAAGGGGCCACCCGCTGACTCTTCCTGCCCAGAGGGCAGCCACCAGCCTCCCTAGGCCGGGAACGGAACGCAGAGCGAACCGTCACCGTCAAAAGAAGGGATGAAGAGCCCCCTCTCTTCCTCTATAGTCGAGTACTCCGCTGGAACGGAGTACGTCTCCCTGGCACCGGTTACTCGTACGCTCAGCGAGCGGAGATGCCCCAGGTAGGACAATCTCCGACTCGGCAGGGGCCTAGGCCCCTTGCGGTACGAGTAACTTCTCCTCAGCTTCCCTGGGGATGGTGGCTGAGGAGCCTCCCCTCCCGTCGGTCGCCCTTTCTCCCAAAGGAGATCCCGAAGGGCGATCGTTTCATCCCCAGCCGGCCTACCCGGTCTCTGGACGATCCCGATGTCAGGAACATCGCGATCAAGAGACGGCAGATCTGTGTGAAATCTGCCCATCCCCCACTGCCTCTGGAAGGCAGGGTAGGATGCCGGGTGAAGGCCCAGCTGCGACGGGAGGAAACCCCAGCGTTGACCGATTCTAGGACGGATAAGAGCATCCGTCCAAGCGACATCCCGACAACAGGCTGCAGCGAGATGCACCATGCCGCGGTAATCGGACAACGCAGACCCTCTCCTCAGGTGGCGTACCTCGCGCCACCTGCCCTTACTCCTCAGGAATACCGTCGAGTTGACCTCGGCGACATTCCTAGCACTGATAGTCTTCAGACGATTGAGAACCATCCCAGAGGGATAGTCTTGATGACTAACAGGCGAAGCGGAGGCGATTAGCGTATCGTCCCCGTTCACGAGGATCCCTGCCTTCTGACCCCTCGTCGCCCACCTGGCAGCGAGGTAGCTCTGAAGGCAGAGCAGGGGGAAGGAGAGGTATCCCCCCATCATCTGTCCGTGTGTGACCTCGACATCGGAATCCGGCAAGCCGGAAACGATGACCGGGCGCAAGGAGTTGTACGCCAGAAGACGTACAGCCCCAGGCACCCGGGAGCACTTCGCAAGCAGTGCTCCGAGGATGGCTTCTGTCGCATCCAGCGGCAGGTTGTCAGTCGCAGACACCAGGTCCACCGAAGTGAACCAAGAGTGTCCCACACAGACGGACTCTATCTTCTCCACCGTCGGTGGCCCTTTCAGCAGCCAATCCACACCCCCAAGGTGATGGTAAATCATCTTGTGGAGAGGCGCTAGGAGGTCCACTCGTTCATCAAAGATAACGAGTGGCCGAACCTTCCCTGCAGAAAGGACCTCCTTGTACCGAGCTCTGAGAGGAGACCAGTCGAGTCTCCCGGTACAAGTTCCGGCGAGGAATTCCCTAGAGCGACCAGCCCAAAGGTGGTCAGCCCTACTCCGCTCTGGCAAACGAGCAGAGGATCGGGGGACATGAGAATAGACAAAATCCTCATAGCGACTGTCCCACCCGAAAGGGAACATCCGACGTACCTCCCGTCTGCAAAACGCGAGGTAGTCTGGAGAAGAAAGGGGGGGGGTAGAGGTGCACTGGCGCTCTTGAAAAGAACCAGCGCTGGTGGGGGTGTGCCGCTTGCAACCTGCGGGCAGGTTACGCTTTAACGAGTTGAGACTGTGGGCAAAGGCCCAACGATCCCGACGGCACAGTCTCTGAAGCCTACAGAGACCGTCTTTCCCGCGCTGTTTCTGCGCACGCGGGAATGGACAAGGCGGACGCCCCTTGCCTTGTCCACAGAGGAAAAGAAGGTACTTGGAGAGATCAGACGGCCCAAGCTCCGGTAACTCGCACGGTGACAAACCGAAGCGAATCCGAACAAGCTTGAGCCCGTTCTCCAAGCAAGCCTTCGTGTCTCGAGTGGCCCGACGGCAACCGAGACACGGTTTAACTCCAGAACCGCTGGCGGAATTATCTGGAGTAAACCC